CTTGATCTCTAAACAATTGCTCTATATTTGTAAACATAGTTCCTTGCTGTGCAAGTTGTTGCGAGACTGTTAGCTGTTGTTCAGCTAATAGAGCTGGTGCAGTTCCTATGTTAGCAAGTCCAGTTGGATCTAAACCAGCCATTGCTTCTATTGAACCTTGTGCATTACTAGCTGCTCTATTTGCTGTATTTAATATTGTAGAAGCAGTCTGTATAGCTCCGATCGTTTTATTAACTAAACTTAAATTAGCATCTTGTAATTGATTAATTGAAGTTGTTGCACCGGCTGTAGCACTATTAAACGTATATAAACCATCACTAGAAACACCTAAAGCTGAATTAAGGGTAGTAATTGCTTCGGTTAGCTGCCTTAGTAGTTCTTCATCCATTATTTTTTTCCATATGTTTTACAAGGTTAAATATAATATATTTAGTTGGATAAAATATGTCTACATTTCTAAACAAACACAGTCGACAACCTAAGCTGTATATTGACCTTCCGTCTAGTGGCAAGTACTACAAAGACGGAGTTATTGAAGACAATCAATTTGTGCACATACCTGTATTTGCCATGACCACTGCTGACGAGATAACAACAAAGACTCCTGATGCTTTGTTTTCAGGACATGCAGTTGCTGATGTGATTAAAAGTTGTGTTCCGCTAATTACCACACCATGGTCATTAATTAAAACAGATCTTGAATATATATTAACTGCTATCAAAATAGCTTCAATAGGCGATAAAACAACAATTAGTACAACATGTCCTAAATGCAGTACTGAAAGTCATGTAGAATTAGAATTACAAAATATTTTAAATTTTTATGATAGCATAGAACATCATTATGACTTTGAAATTGACAACTTTAAAATTACACTTGCTCCAGTAAATTATAAAAATCTTACCGAATTAGGTTTAGCTTCCTATAGTGTGCAACGTCAATTATATCAAATAACAACTTCTGATTTATCCGAAGATGAAAAAATGTCTAAACTAGCTGAACTTAACAACATGTTAACTAATGAAAATTTAAAAACTTTAATTAGGTATATAAAAAATATCGAAGAAATAAATTCATCCGAAGAAGAAAATGATAATAATAAAATATTTGAGTTTATTAAAAACAATGACAGTAAAATTTTAAAAAGTTACAGTGCCCATATTCAAAAATATACAGAATCAATTAATTATCCTGAGCAAAATATTCAATGTGAAAACGAAGAATGCGAACATATTTTTTCTGTAAAATACAATAGTGATTACTCGGCTTTTTTCGATCGTACATCTTAAGACTCTCTGATTCTGAGTTACAAGAATTGATTAAAAAATATGAAAATCAAATAAAAGAATTAAAATATAATGTTTATAAAATAGGCTGGTTTATGCGAGGTTTTATAACTTATACTGATGCTATGCATGTAATATCTAGCGAAGATTTAACAATATTTAATGATATAATAAAAGAAAATATGGATATTACAAAAGAAACAAAATTACCTTTTATCTAAACAGAATTAGTATCTTGGTAGTGCTGCATTACTTGCTGTCTTTCCCATGCTTTTAAAGCTTGATATTCTACTGCATATTCGTCTGGATTAGAACGTATTTCGTCTGCTGCTACTTTAACAAATTCACTCCATGTAATTTCTAACGATGCAACTTCTTCTTGTGAAAGGATGCTATCATCTTCTCCCATGCCTTCTATACTAGCAACTTGGATCCCTGCAACTCTTGCAAATTGACTAAGTGTTTTTTTTCTTAGTAAGCGATTCATAATCCATTTTGCAAGATATTTTGCTACTGGATCACTCCATGTGGCATAATTTTGAACTGCTGTTCTTACTGCAATGTAACCAGCTGCGCCAACTACAAACTGAGCTATTCCTACTAATCGACCTCCCGGACCACCTAGTCCAGATATTCTTAACAATATTCTACTTATAAATTTAGTTACTCTTGCACCGCCAGCCATCATGATTAACCAAGTATACAGATAGGTTTTTATTTCTAAATAAAGTTGACCAGTGAAAGTATTAATTCTATCTGGATTATCTAGATAATAATCAATATAAGGATCCTCATACCAATCTCTACGTTTATAATCTCTTACAGGCACTATATCTTTACCTAGTCTCGAGTTGGGATATTTAACAACACCTGAAAAACTAGTTTGTGTAACATACGCTATAAATCGTATTAACCACCCTTGAAAAAAACCAAGTGCTACAAGTCTTTGGAAAAAGTGCCCTGGCCCTGCTACTATTCGATAACCAAGACGTAATAGTCTCTGAATTTTATTAGGTTTTTTTGGCTCTTTATCAGCTGGCTTATTTCTATCTGTGTCTGTAGCAGTTGAAGTGTTATCAGGATCAGGTTTGGTGTTACTAGAAGTAGTAGTTGCTTGTGTTCTTAAATCAGCATCAATCTTTATTCTATCTTGATTAGCTAATGCTCTATTTTTGTAAATTTTATCAGATACAGCTTTACCGTCAGGTCCAAATATTTGAAAACCACCAGGCACCTTTTCAACTGTTGTTATATCTTCTGCTAAAAATTCAGTAGCTTTCATTATGCAGCCTTTTTCATAATTTGTTCTAATGTGCGTAATTTTTTTCCTGTTAATTCTTTTTGAAGACTTGTAATAACGTTTTCAAACATACTTTCTATTTCTATAGCAGTACTTTGATCTATCACACTAGAAAAATCCATGTTTTGAACTTTGTCGCCGGTTTCATTATCGATTATATCTGCATCAGGTTCAGCAGCTTCGTTTGTCTTTGTACTACATACAAAATCAATGTATTCATTACTACCGAACTCTTTCATAATCATTACTGCCATTGGTTCGGTTATCATTTTTCCTTTTTCGTCTGCTTGGAACTCTTTGATAAATTTGTTAATTAACATAGTCAACAACCAGCCGACGCCAACAGACACAATTGCGCTTACTACTCCAGCAAAGAACCCTACACCAGAACCTGCTATAATGCCGCTTACTGCTAGTGCAATCCCTCGTATAATTGATATACCTACTATTGTACCTACAAGTAAAGTAGGTATAGTAGCAAATAATTCTTCGCTTATTCTTTCTGTAAATGGTGATCTTGTTATTGTATCACTACGTGCAGGAATCAAATATATCGGCTCAATACCGGTACCAATTGGTATAGATATACCATCAGGTGTTAATTTATCTCTTAAAGAACTCATTGGATCGCTAATAGCGGTTTGGCCAGGTAACATAAACCAACGATCATTTATCTTTACGTCTGCTTTTATTAATTCTGCTTGTCTACCTTTGTTATTAAAGTTTAAGTCAACAAATCCATCTCGATTTATACTATAGCTAGGATTATCACACGGCACTGGATTTTTACTATTTTTTATTTGGTGAACACCTAATAGATATGAGTGCCAATCTTCGAGTATTCTTGCATAATTACCAACCACTGCCGGTACAGCTATGATAGTAAACAATGGGTTTCGTGCACCCATGTTGTCTAGTTTTTTATTAGTAAAGTCCATTAGTTTACTTAGTTTTGACTGTCGTCTTTTTGCTGTTGCTACTTGTTGCTGAATTTGTTTAGCTTCTTGTGGCGTTTGCGGTTCATATGTAGTTGGTTTAGGTTGAGGCTCCGGAGTACTCCTAGCTGTAGTACTGCTGCTACCTGTTGACGGCGTCTTTTTTATAGGATCGCTGTAAACCATACTAGGTTTACCGTAGAATCGTCTTATGTAATCAGCATCCTTATTTTGACGCTCTAAATAAGATTCAAGCTGGTTTTGTAATGACCCCCACATTATACGAAATTTTGGATCACGCAGTTGTTTTTTTATTTTTTTAATTTTTTTATCATAAAATTTAGTATTAGCTTTATAATATTGTTGTTCAGCACCAGGAGAATTGGGGTCTATTTCAGGAAATCTACTAGAAATTTGTTTAAACATATTCTTTGCTAATGTTGTTGGTTCGTCTTGTTCAACAATTACTACAAATTCTTGTGCTTTCATGGGTATTCCTTATATCATAATTTATATGTATTTATGTCTCAACTACGTTGATCCATGTCTTCGTTTGTTTGCTCAGCTATCGCTATCGCAAATCAAACTCAACAACTTACTTCGTACTAATACGCTTTTTGATTGTTTTAAAAAGTCTTTTTTAGATTTTTTTAGGTACTCGGGAAGAAAGATTCCTGTAGATTAAGCTGCTCAGACGGAACCTATTACGGCTCCGTCATAAAGAAAATTTTTGTTTTCCTGTGAGTATCACCACCCGTGACATGGAAGTAGGTATTTGTTTTATACACACGTTCAATGGGCTCTGACCTTTCCCAACCTACGTCGACATCACGCACGAATGCGATACCTGTGCTCTCGTTCCTACTTGCACAGTTTTTATGAACTAGTGTGTTTGTGATTGACAGCAATCAACCTATGTTAACTTACCACCTCTGGGTGTTGGCTTAACATGTTACGTGTTCAGGTCTGCTCCCTGACTTTTCCACAGCGGTTTTATATCCGGCCCGCTAACCTTATGTGCTGCATGGCTTGCCTAAAGTTTTGTTTTACCTGTTTCATTGCCTAGGTACTCCTTTAATATTTTAGAACTGCCTATCCTAACGTTTATTATTCCGTTATAGTAATTGTCAGATTCTAAAACTCGCCTTTCAAATTGTTCTCGTGCTTCTAAATAACTTGCAATGCCTCTACTGGGACAAATGTAAAGTATTTCTCTTGTAAATTTTTCTTTGCCTAAATTTTCTATGTCTTTTGTTAAATGATCAGAAGAACCCCAGTAGTCTCTCCAATCACTTTCTACTTTTGTACGCCTTTTGTTTTTCTTTCCTTTAAGAGGTGGTCGAGTTTTTGTAGATTTTGCGTATTTCTTGCCTATATATTGCTTACCGTTAACTGTATTTGTAATCACATATACAAAACCTTCACAGTTATCAGGTAAACTATTGATTACATTGCCTTTATAGGTCCATTCCATATAATGTTTATATTCATGCCTTAGTCAGTGCCTTTGTTTCTGGTTTTTTTATTTTTTGCGTATTCTTCGTGTATTTCTTTTTGCCTTTCTCTAGCTAATTTGATAATATTTCTTAAGTGCCTTCTGCTTGATCGGTGTGTTCTAAAACTGTGCCTGCTTTGAAATTTTATATTAGTATCGTAATATCTTAGATACTCTTTAACTAATTTTTCATGCGTTGTTTCTTCTTCGTTATTTGAGTCTTCAGTCATTCTACAACGTCCAAGTCTGTTGAATAAGAAGTAAATCCTGATTCTTTTATCACTTTGAGAACATGATTTACTCTTCCCACTAATTCATCTTTGTGTGAGATAAGAAAAACATTTTTTCTTCCTTCTCTACCCATGTGTTTGATTACACCTAGTGCATTTTCAACACCAGCTGAGTCCATACCGCTGTCTATCAGCTCATCGATAAACAATAAGTTGATATTTTGATATAGATTTTCCCATACGTCTCTAAATGCAAAACTTAATCCAAGTATAAGTCTATTACGTTCGCCTCGACTCAAATTATCAAAGTCTAAATCCTGTCCTAGTTGCGTAATTTCTACATTTAGATCATTTTGAAAAGCAACTTGATGCGGAAGTCCAAGTTTATTAAGATAAGATGTTAGTCTATTGTTTAAATATGCTAAATTTTGATCAATAATCTTCTTTCTTATGAAACTATCTTTGTTTGTAAGTAGTTTTAATAGAAATTCTTGGTGTTCTTGATAGTTTGTAAGTTCGTTTACAGTATTCCAATTAATTTCTTGAAGTGCCGTATTAGTTAATTCATCAATCTGAGCCTTATAAGGGTCAGTTTCGGCCTGTTTTGCTTCAAGACTTTGCAAAAGACTATCAATGTTTTGTCTATGTTCGTATGCTTCCTTCATAGATTCATAAAAAACTTTAGGCTTACTTGCTAATTCACCAATATCAGCGATATTTTTTTGTGTTTTATCAAGCGTTTCGATAATTTCTTGCAAATATTTTGCAGATTCGTTTAGCTCTTCGGTCTTTTTTGCAAGAATTTCTTGTTTTTTGTCGTCATGTAGTGGTTGATCGCAAGCATAACATACTGCGTCTTCGAGATCTTGAATATCTTTTTCTATTTTGTCTACGGTTTTTTGTGCTCTTTGGTGAGCAGACTCTAAAGCTACACGTTCTTTTTGTAAATTTTCAAGTTCAGTATTGGTTGTTTGCCAATTTTGTAGCTTTTCATGACTCTCAATTTCAGTATTAATGTCTAGTTTGCCTAATTCATCGATAGCAGCTTGTAATTTTTCAATATCTTGCTTTCTTTTTGCTTGCCAAGCACGTTGAGTACCACCTAAACTAGCAATTGTTTCTTCAATTTTCTCATTTGCTGACTGAATTGCATGGATTTTGTTAGTTTCTGAGTCAATATTAGTTTTTGTTTCTCTAATTTTTTCTTTTAGAACTTCAGCTTTTTCAGAAAGTATGGTAATACCGAGCAATTGTTCAATAATTGCACGCTGATCGTTAGTACGCATTGCTAAAAATGGCTCGGAATAGGTATTAAGCGCCACAATATGCTTAAACATATCGTGACTCATACCTAAAAGCTCATTAATCGACTCTTGAGTCTTGCGAGAGTCGCCTTGTGACTCGTCTGTAAGCTCTTGTTCTTCGTTGTTAACATAAAATTTAGTAAATGTTGGCGATCTACCACGCTCGATACGGTATTGAACATTATTTTTTTCAAAATTCAACGTTACTAACATGTGTTTTGAGTTAGTTTTGTTAATAAGGTTGTTTCTTTTGATATTAGTTAGTGCTTGGCCGTAGAGAGCGTAAGACAATGCATTAATTATTGTAGTTTTGCCCGTCCCGTTTCGTGATCCAGAATCATCACCTCCTTGGTCTAAGTTTTCACCAAGCACTAGAGTGAGCTGTTCTTGATCAAACCGCACTGCTTGGGTTTGATTTCCGACGCTCATAAAGTTTTTAACAGTTAAATCTTTTAAAATAATTGACATATACTAAAATTGTTTCGGATCAATACTAATTTCATTAATACAAATGTCTTTAGGTTGATCGATTATCCACTTAATATAGCTTACAGCGTTATCAATGTCAAGACATTTTCGATCAGGATGTTTATTTTGATTGTTAGATAACGTGCCAAAGCTTATATATGTTAATTTTGGTTTTTTATCCCATACTCCGCCGAGGGAAATAGAGTTAGAATAGTCTCTTAATGCTTTCTTTTCTGCATTGTATCTCCAAACTTTACCACTTTTAGTTCTATCGGTAGTACTGCCTATGGTAATAATATGAGGATTATGATCATTTTTTACGCAAGATTTATAAACTTCGTCTAATAAGTTTGTTTGATGAAATTTCCACAAAGCTGAACATATAATTATCACGCTATGATTGAGGGATTCTATGGCAAATCTATATTGTCCGTCATACGAGCACAAGTCGTAACCGGTAGTTCTGCTACAAAAAACAGCATCGGGGTACAATGTGTGCAGAGATTTAGCTACGCCAAACTCTTTATTTCCTGATATTAACATTATAAATCCTTGTAAATGTCTAAAAGCATTTTTTGATTAAATGCTTCAGAATCGATTGCAGTAATTTCTTTAGTAACAATTTCATCAACACTTTCAAACTTACTAATATCAAGTTCGGTAGATATTTCGTCTAATTGTTTTTGTGGTATGAGAGTAATTTCTCTACAATTGTGCTGTTTTATATAAGTGTCCTTAATAAAACTTGCTTCTTCGTAAGAAATTGGAATATCAATAGATACTCTAAGATACATTTTGTCTTGAATTATGTTGTTTTCGGGATCAAGTAACTGAGAAAGAGTAACAGTTCTGTATTTCGGACAGTTCGGCCAATCAATATAAATCGGTTCGCCGTTGTTTTCTCTATCTAAAACAACCATTCCTCGTTCATCGTCCCAAGCATCTGAGTAATTATGAGGGAAAGCATTGCCGATATAATGTATATTACCTTTAACTTGTCTTTTATGAAAGTGTCCACTGAAAACATATTTTTGATTTATAAAATGAGAAGCTCGTAAATCACCGTGTTCTGGCATTTGAACATGAGCATTCATTAAAAATGTAGGCAGTTCAAAATGACCAAACATATATTTTGATTTTGACTTTTCAATTTTCTTCCATTCAGGTCCAACTAACCACGGAACAAATGCTACATCTTCTATTTCGGTAAATTCATCTATTACTGTAATGCCTGGAATGTGTTTTGCAAAGGTTGTAGAAGTAACATCTCTACGATCTTTATAATATAAGTCGTGATTACCTACAAACATTATTACATTGTCAAACGAATTGCCTAATTTTTCTAAACATCTTACCGTTGTGTCTAGTGTAGACAAGTTTACACTACTTCGATTATGATGCCAGTCGCCACAAAAGATAGCAGTTTCGCAATTGTTATCTTTTGCTGTATCAATAAACCAATCAACAAATTCTTCACAATCTTGATTATGTATTTTACTATTGCTTTTTAAACCGAGATGTATATCAGTAAAGATAGCTGCTTTTTTAAACAAAATTACCTCATATAAATTATAGTTTAGTATAAAATAACTTTAAAAAAAGGTCAACTTTTTTGTGATGAATTATTTGCATCCCATTCACGTTGGCTTTGCCTAGTATAGCTCGGAGTCATGTCGTTCATTTCTAAAATATCATCTCTTATATTTTGATTACGTTTTTCTAAGTTTATGACACGAACAAAAGAGTTTGTTACAGCAGCAGTATAGTAAGCAAAAGGATTTTGACTTTTTGATTCGTCAAATTGTAACCCTATTTGAGTTAATTGTAAGATCGCTTGTCCACGCATTTCGTCATTATATGTATAGCCTCTTACATTTCCTCTAGTTGCATATCTTTCACATAGTTTCATCCACATGTGAGCAAGCTTATTGGTAACTTTTCCGCTTTGTTTGTTAAAATACCCGTTTTCCATACCGCCTTCCCAATGACTTTTGCCTACACACACTAAATCATCGTTTTCGTTAAACTTGTAATGTTGATATGGCGGAAAATTTAATTTTGTTTTTGTGTCAGCAACTGTTTTTGGCGTTTTTTTACGACCTGGTTCGTCAGGTATATGATTATAAGTCATTATTCTAAAAACTAAGTCTTTTTTATCTATTTTTTTCCAGTTGACTTCGAAATCAGCTAACTTAACTTTTTGTCCTTGGGCCTTAGCAGCGTCAAAGTTTTGATTTTGAATTCTTTTTGCTTTATTTCTTTTTGCTTCGGCTATAGTTCTAATGTTTATTTTTTGCAGTCCTTCGTCTAGGGTACCGTGCGGACCTTGTAAAGGGATGATCAAATCATATTGATGAAAATCATCTTCAGTGTAACTGCAAAAACTACTTTTTGATTTGTGTATTTCGGATAAAATATCCTTGTTGTTTAAATAATTGTGTTTTCTCATTTAAAAAGTTTATTCCTAATAATGTATTTATTATAAAATATACGTATGTTTTTGTCAACTAAATACTACTACAAGTAAGGAAAACAAATGGCAGTTGAGTTTGTAGAAAATCCATCAGCAGAAGCACAAAGTAGAGTAGGTAGAAATCCTACTGAATCGCCTAATACATATACAGGAAGTTCTGTGTCGTATGGCGATAATACAAATAATATAGATGAATTATCAGATACAGAAAATTATGATTCAAAAACATTCGTAAGTAACATTCGTCGAAGAAATATACCTCCTGGTGCTAACCCAACACCGTTGCCTTACAACATTGCTTCATGGAAGGCATCAGGTGCTCCGGACTGGCGAGTGAAATTAAGTATTCCTTCTGGCGTAAGTTTTGGACCTTTGCACGGTTCATTATCTAAGACTGGAGGTTGTATGTGGCCTTATACGCCAACTATAAACTTTGGTACAGGTGCTGTGTATTCAGAAATGACACCAACACATGCTCTTTATCCGTATGTTGTGTATCAGAACAGCATGGTCCAAGATATTAACATTGCAGGAACATTTACCTGTCAGAATGCCGAAGAAGCGACATATATAATTGCTGCACAGCATTATTTAAAAACTGTAACTAAAAGTGCTTATGCTAATAGTGCTTTCCAAGGATCACCGCCGCCTGTTGTGTTTTTAAATGGGTACGGACAGTTTATGTTTCAAAATGTGCCAGTAGTAATTACATCGTGGAGTATAAATTTACCTCAAGACGTTGATTATATACAATCTACGGTTGGAACTTATGCACCAACTAAATGCGAAATACAAGCTAATTGTAAAGTTGCATACAGCAGAAGCAAAACACAATCATTTAGCTTACAAAGCTTTGCAGCTAGCGGCGGAGGAGGTTTTCTATGACCACTCTATATGATAAGGTAAAGTATACAACTACTAGTCCTTATTTTAAAACGGAAGTTAAAAATAACGAATATCTAAGTTACTTAACAATACGACCGGTGCCTGCAAGGGCAAACGATGTTTTATACACAATAGAAGTTCAGTATACACATAGACCAGATTTGTTAGCTTATGATTTATATGGTACTCCGGATTTATGGTGGGTTTTTGCACAAAGAAATTTAAATGTAATAAGAGATCCTATATATGATATAGAAGCAGGAGTCCAAATATATTTGCCACAGAGTCAATTTATAAAAGATACTATCGGAGCATAAATGTCTAAAATTAGAACAAATGCAAATATTACAGATGGCGCAACAAGTTTAGACAATGTATCACGTTCAACTTCGGGCGATTCGTGGAGATCATGGACTGCGTCTAGTCCTGATGAATTTTTCTATCTTCGTGAATCAGGAAATATAAGAACTAGCACTGGTGCATCTTCTAGCGGTGGCGGCGGTGGCGGAGGAGGCGGAGGAGGAGGTCCTTCGATTAACCCATTGCATAAGTTTGCAACTTATAGTTGGATGTGGTCATTAAATGTTTTAAGTGTTGAGCAAACAAATAATCCTGAATCTATTTTTAAAGGAAAAATGTTTAGAGCCGGTATAACTGTAGCTGAAGACATGGGTGGTTCTGATTATCATTTTGATAATGTGAAAATAAAAAGTATTATATCAGCAACAAAAGGACAAAGAGGAACAAGTGCTTTAACATTTGCATTTGACATTGTAGAGCCGTATAGTTTAGGTAATTTTTTGAAAGACTTAGATACCGCAGCTCAAAGACAAGGTTTTAAAAACTATGTTGAAGCCGGAATGATGCTAGCAGTTAAATTTGACGGTTGGAAAGATGATGGTAGCTATGAACAAGTCGGACCTTACAATTTCATTATAAAATTAGTACAGGCAAAATTTACAGTAACAGAAGCTGGCACAGTTTACCAATGTTTAGCAGTTGCTTGGAATGATCAAGCGTTTAACGACGAAGTAGCTACTGTAAAGGCGTCTGGAACTATTGCAGGCAGGACAGTACAAGAAATATTATCAACTGGAAATAATAGTTTACAAGCTATATTAAATGAACAAGAGCTAAAACAGGTTGAAAAAGGTGTACAAAAAGAAGCAGATCAATATTTTATTGTGTTTCCTAAAACAGAAACGTCAGCTGAAGAAGCAGCAATATTAGGGACTGCTAGTGCAGGACTTACTGATAACCCTATTGACATCATTCAGCAATGGGAATCCACCAAAGGCGGAGAGAGCACCGGCGACGAAGGACAATACAATCTTCAAAATTTTGGAGGTGATGTTAAAACACTCCAATTAGGGGTTTCAAAATCGGCACACAGTCTAGGGCCTACTATAAGAGCTTTTTATGACGGAAATGTTAACAACATAGGGTTAGCTGAATTAAAGAAAAATCCCGAAGACCCTGCAATAGTTATAAACACAAATTTTGATAACTCACAATCTACTGATGATCCAATGGTTCATGATACAAAAAATTCTAGGGTACCTTTAGATGTTGCTGGCACGCAAATTAGCCATAGTCAAAAAATTGTTAATGTTATTGAACAAGTTATTTTAGCAAGTAAGTATGGAAGAGAAGAAGGAGCATGGAAACCGCCTGACGGAAATAACAAGATAGAATGGTTTAGAATAACTGCATTTGTTTTAACTACTAACGGACCTAAGGAAGACGAGACAGGCAGAAAAGGAAAAATTTACATTTATCGGGTCATTCCGTATAAAGCCGCAGCTAATAGAATTGCATCTCCAGGTTCAAAAGGCAAAGGCGGCGGCTCACCAGCTAGGGTATATGATTATATCTATACAGGAAAAAATACAGATATCTTAAAACTAGATTTAGATTTTAATGCAACATTTTATGTACCCGTCGGGCATGATTTAGGTCAAAATGAACAATCTAGATTGTCTGGTTTTGCAGCGGGTCAAACTGATATGGATCCGATGACTTTGTTAAAATATAAGCAAGGAAGCGCAGGCGGCGACGAAGACTCATTGACCAGTTCTCAAAAACGATCAGATAGCCCAACAAGAAGTTCAGGCGGACAGCTTTTTCAACATCCAGAATCTGCTCTAAATAGATATTGGCACGAAACATTGATGAATTCAAAAGTTGACTTGTTGAAACTGAATGTAGTTGTACACGGCGATCCATACTTTTTAACAAGTACCGGAGCTGGAAATTTTATTGACAGCGGATCAGTAAATGAAACATCACTTGGTCAAATAGAATATATACGAAGTGAAGCAGATATACGTATAAATTTTGAAACGCCTTATGATCTAGGAGTGCCTTGGATGACCACGTCTCAGTACAAATTTACGGGAATGTATCAAGTGTTAACTATAGATTCTAGTTTTACTAAAGGTGAAGGTTTTAGACAGAATTTATTATGTTTACGACATAGGCAACAAGGTGACGGAACAAGTTCACCTTTGCTAGAAGAAGGTGATATTTCTAATTCTACCACAATAGCTGATCAACCTGGCACTAATATTCACGGAGGGCCATAATGGCACAAGAAAAAGACACTACATCTGCTAGAGCGCCGACTAGTGGTAGTACTGATCCCGGTATATACATTGGTAGAATTTTAAATCCAATTGACGGTAAGCGAATGGGCGAAATGCGTGTTCAACTGCTGAGTTCAGGTAAATCAGGTACTACTGGTGGTAGCAACGTAGAAGCAATTAATGCTATACCTTTACTACCTATTGGTGGCCAATTACCATCTAGTGGTCTTACAAAAAACGATCAATATGATTATAATCAACAAAGTTACGGTTTATGGGGCATACCTCCTGACTTTGGAGGATTTTGTATTGTGCTAGTCACTGAAGGAGGCGACGGTAAAGCATTTATCGTAGGATACTTTCAAGATGAGATGATGAATGCTAATATGTTTAATAACCTAGAAGCAGAGTACAATAAAAAAATTAGACCACCGGCAGTATACGATCCTGACACTAATGAACGTCAGTTAAACAACATGTCTCCTTTTAAAGGAAGCGGAACATATGCTGATAGAGTAAAATTAGAAAAAGTCAATGGTTTATGGGCTGATCCTGATCGTGGACCTCAAACAAGTGGTCCTAGGAGAGATGCTATACCTATGGTACAAGGTTGGAGTTCGCCAGGACCATACAAATATGATGGACCTAAATTAAATAGAACTCCAGAAGAGGTAGGACAAGTAATTAATGAATTACCTTTTAGTCGCCTCGGAGGTACTAATATTGTATTTGATGACGGAAATCCGGGCTTATATCGAACTACACTTGCTAAAGATGGCAAACGAGAATATGTACCAGCACCTGGCGGTGAACGTACAGTACCTCATAGTGAACAATTTAGGATAGAAACTCGTACAGGACACAAAATTATTTTACATAATAGTGAAGACTTTATTACTATTATTCATTCTAATGGCGACAGTTGGATGGAATTTACTGCAAATGGTAAAATTGATGTTTATTCTAGAGGAGGAATAAGCATGGGTACAGAAATGGACGAAAAAGCATCAATTAATTTTCATGCTCATCAATTCAATGTAGAAGTTAACGAGTTTAATATTAGCGCTAAAAACGAAATTAATATAGAGCAAAGACCTGATCCGGGGGCAGAACCTACTTTTGCTTTGAGAATTAAAGATGGAAAATTTGATATTCAATCAACTAAAGGGATTGATATCGAAAACAAACAAGGCGATGTAACTGGCCCTACTGACTTTAAATTACAATTTGATCAAGCTGCGGGTGCTTTTAATTTTAATCCTAATTCACAAACACAAATGAATGTAGCAGGCCAAAATTTTGCAATAACTGGAAACATGGCCATTGGCGGCGGCTTAGAAGCAGATACTGATAATTTATTACCGATAGGAGACATACCGTCGACTCAACAAATGCAATATTCCTAGCTTCCGATGGTTAAAGAT